ATTTGTATATGCCTCATCCTTCATATAGTGTGCAAGCATTCGTAACTCAAGTCCTGATGCGTCCATGCCTACAATCTTGTAGCCTTTGGGTGATGTCCAACAGGCTCTACAATCTGTACCGTAAGGCGCACTTGAACTAGGTACTTGTGCTAGGTTAGGACTAGAGTGCGTCATGCGTCCAGTCACCGCACCATTAGAGTTTACATAACCGTGTACTCTACCATCGTCCTCGACAGCATCCAACCAACTCTGTATCTGAGCAATACGCTTCTGAACCATTAGGTATTCAGCAATCATAGATGCCTCAGGTATGTCGGTTACTTTTGATAACACTGACTCGTCAACAATAGCTTGACCCTTCTCTGTAAACTTATCTGGCTTCCAACCAAAGTACTGTAGGTAACGTCCTATCTGCTGACGAGAACCCAAGTTAAACTCTGGATAATCTATGCGCGAGAACGTCTGTACATAATCCCGCCAGTATTCACCTGCGAAGCGTAAGCCGACCACAGATAACGAGCCATCTTTTTTATACTTCGGGGTGACTTCTTTAATATATGTAGGCAACGGTATGAATTTCTCATGTACCATATCTTCAAGTTCATATTTCTTCTCCTTTAATTTAGCTAATAAAACGAATGCGTGTTCTTGGTCTAGCATCCATCCCGTGTCTGTTTGATGATTAACAATAGTTTGTACTCTGTGTTCAAGGTCAATGCTTTCGCTTCCAAAGTTAGCCAGTACGGTTTGTAGCGCGTAGTAAACTTTGACATTAACCAACACATCTTGCTTACAATACTCCACCATGTCTTGCGAATACGTATCCCAATCATTGTGTTCTCCTTTCGGGAAACCTAAACGCTGTCCCCAGTTATCTAATGAGTGACCGCCTTCCCGTGATGGGTCAGTGAGTCGTGACAATACTAATGTATCTGTAATCTTGCAACTGCTAAAGTCTGTGCCTAGTAAGCGTTCAAGAACTGGTACGTCATAGCCAATGATGTTATGACCAATGACCTCAGCGTCTTTGATATAAGTATTGAAGTCCTGTAACGTATCGCCAGAGAATACAGTTGTCTCTTGGTTTGATAGGTCACAAGCAACGATTACCCAAACCTTTGTAGGCTTTAGTCCGTTAGCTTCTATATCAAAAACTATCTGCTTCACTAGAACTCCTGCTTATCGTCAGCAACAGGGCATGATGTTTCAACCATACGTCCTGTATCTTTGTCATAGTATAGGTAACAAGCAGGTCCTGTTAGTCCTGCAAACCTATTCTTAAGTACACGAACTGTAGTCGTGTTGCGTACCTTTGCGTCTGCGTTCTGTTGGTCACGTTCCAAACCAATCACCATGTCGGATAGCTGTGCGATAGATGCCGAGCCACGTAACTCTGCTAGGCTAATCTGTCCACCATCTTCGTGTGCTTTGCCTGATGGTCTGCGTAGGTGTGACACTAAAAACAAACCAACGCCTGTCTCCTGTACTAACTGTCGTAGCTTAGTCATAATGCCGTCAATGGCTTTACGCTCGTCACCATTCTCTTGGTCACTCACAACGATACTCAAGTGGTCAAGAATAATCCATTTACAATCAAGACCTTTCGCCATATACCTAATGCGACTTAGTAAGTTATCCTCATTGGTTGAACCCCAATGGTCAAACATAAAGATACGTCCTGTACCTAAGGTCTTGTCCCAGAATATCTTCTTGGTATCCCTGTCGAACTCACGACTCAGGTGTAAAGTTTGGTTAGCCTCGATGCTCATAATACCGAGAGCAGTCTTGGGTATATCTTCCTCTAGTGCGAGTATGCCAATGTTGTCATCTGTTGCACCTAGTAAGTAGTGTTCCAACTCTCTGACAATCTGTGACTTACCCATACCTGAACCACTAGTGATGGTTACAAGTTCTCGTTCCCTGAATCCGTAGGTCAGGTCGTTAAGACAAGTCCACGGATATGGTATCGACTTGACTTCTTCCTGTGCCACAATCGACTCCCAAGTATCAAGTCCTGAGATGATGCCGTCAGGTTGATACGTCTTTGCATTCCACCATTCCTTGATGAACCCTTGCACGTTACGTTCCTTCAGCATTTCACCCGCGTCCTTTGCAGGTAACTTTACGTTCTTCGCTTTGTTAGGTGTAAACAAATCCAACACCGAGCGAGATGCTTCCTGACCCGCTGAGTCACTGTCAAAACAGATGACCACATTCTCAAACGACTCAAGCCATTCCAAGTTTGCCTTGATGTCTTTGACTGCGCCTGATGCACCTGACCGAATAGATACGACAGCCCATTTGCCGTCAAACATCTCCGATACTGCTAGTGCGTCAGCTTCTCCTTCTACTACTGTTATATATTTACCACCACCTTTGAATGCTTGCTGACCAAACAGACCTACGTTGTCGAACGTGCCACTAGCATAGAATGCTTTGTTCTCTACGATGCGTGACTTGTTCCCTGTCTGTGCGCCTGTGTCCTTGTCAAAGTATGGGTAGTGGTGCTTGCTTATCTTCCCTGCTGTATCGTACTCAACTGTAACGCCAAACTTCTTGCACGTTGCCTCTGAGATACGTCTGTCTGGGATTGATGCTATAACACCTGTCATCTCTAATGTCCTGTTCGCTTTAGGTTTACTCTCAATAACTTGACCATCACCTCTCTCGTAGTGGTCACAACCGCCTGTAAAGCAGACGGCATGACCATCGGAGTACCTCGCCAAGTTGTTCTTTGAGCCACACGAAGGGCATGGCTCATGTCTGACAAAGTGAGAGTCAGTCATTAGAAATCACCACCACCTTCGGTAGCTTCGGCTAGTTCAATGACCTTGATTGCTGACAGGTAGGTTGACGTACCATGTACGGGGTGAGGTTTACCCTCTGCGTACTTGACTCGAACCTTTGAGCCTCTGGTCAATCGACCACTAAACTCATTACCATCTGCATCAAACATCGGCACTTCATACTTAGTGCTGAACTTACGCTGTGCTGTTCCTTCATACTCGCGTAGCTTGACACCCTTGTTGGCTAGTGTATCTGCGTCAGCAGGTTCTAGCGATAGGACTAAGGAATACTTCCCAGTTGATTGACCCTGATATTCTTCGTGTTCGTCAAGGTTTGCGAACGCTACATTACCTTCTAATACTGCCATACTAATTTGCCTCGTTGTTAAAAAAGATTAGTTTAAGTATACTTTAGAATACTTTAGGATTTATCTTTAATGTTAAAAACTAAAGTATCTAAGTATATTATATCATGTATCACTTACTGTTGCAACTATATCTATAAATTAATTGTTACTCCTTATTATACCACGTTCATCTGTCGTTGACCAGTTCTCCTCTATCGCCTCGTCAGATGCCGTGTGGCAATCTGAACATAGGTCGATAAATTCGTCTGTCACTCTGTCTTTCTTGCGTAACTCTGCCTCAGTTAGTATAACGTCACAGGCTTTACATCTACTCATCTTCAATCTCCTTGTAGGGTCTGCCGTATGTAATCACTAGGAATGGTAGCATAATCACCACGCCCTCAAAGGGCATTGTGCTCTGTTCCCACGTCTCGCTGTTAATTACCCATACTGGTCGACTGTCAACAAATTCTAGGTCGACACCTACTCCGTTGCGTAGTTCGACTGTAAACAGCCTGTTAAATATAGTTGTATTAATCATCTGTAACTCCTTCAAGAACATCATCTATTTGAGTACCATACGAGTCTACAATATTATATGTATTTTCGTCATAGTCTCCTGAATAAATCTTATCTTTTGCCTGTTCTACGTTCTCAGCTACAACATCATAACTATACTCTAATGTTTCACTCATATAAACTCTATAGGTTTTCATCTTGTTCTACCTCCTCATCGTAGTCATCATTGTCATCATACGGTTTGTAATAGCCTCTCTGCTCTACATAATCGCTGTAGTCGTAGCTTGGGTCATCATCGACCCTGCAATATTCTCTACCCATTTATATTTGCTCCCATTCTCTGTGCGTACTCGTACCCGTCCGCAAATCCTCGTTGATATTCCTCGCTCTCGCTTGGGTCACAGTTGAACCCACTCAACCCATCATACTCGCCTCGCTCGTAGTCTGTCAACTCCTGCCAGTACTCTTGCAAATTGTACTGCTTGTCTGCCAGTGTTTCAAGCTGTGATTGCTCTTGATAATCTCTACTCATATTAAAACCCCATGCTGTCGATAATAAACCAGTAGCCTAACATAAAGACTACACCCAATACAACACCCTGTATAAAACTATTCATAAATTCTCCTAATTACCAGTTATGCACCACGCCCGCAATAATGAACAGGCACGTTACCAAGTTTAATACTACCACAGCAGACCGCAACATTGCAACTATATCCGCCTCTCTGTTGTTGTCTCCTAGTTTCTCACCAAGAGACAACGCCCATAATCTCCACAGTTTACGCATCTATAGACATCTCCTCAACAGCTACGTCCTTGTAGCCTATGTTACGCCATGCCTCCGCTATATCCTCCGCGTCTGTACGCTTGGTGAAATAGTGGTCAAGCTCTACGCCTCCAACCCATACTGAATATAACATCATTCGTCCTCCTCGCCCAACCATAGGGCATAATCTTTTATCTCCTCGCGGAGGTTGTCAAGGCGTTGCTCAAAGTCAAATATATCGTCCTGTAATGACTCATCGCACCGCTTGCGTAACTCCTCCAATCTACAAGAGGCATCAAATAAGCTGTCCTCTACGTGCTTGCCTCTTAATTCGTCCGCTAGTCTTTCGTTGTTCATGCTTTGTGCCTCCTATAGGCTAGGTTTAATTTCAATATAGAAGGGTACTTTAGCAAATACCCAACTATATTGCAACTCCTCACTCGTCCGATTCTAATTGTACTAATTCAGTTCCCATTCGTTTGGCATAGTCTGCGACCTCTTTCACAGCCTCCCGCCAGTTTTTAAATGACCCGTCAATCAATGAGTCAAATATTTCGTCATCAAATACCGCTTCAATCGTTGCGTATTCGTTGCACGTTCCGTAGCACTCAACACTGTAACCGTGTTCGGTTTTTATAATGGTACTCATACCGCGTAGAACCTCGCGTACATTGGCTCAGCTTTGCCGTCTCTCTCAATGTGCATCGTCCAGTCTTTGATGAACACCCGCGCGTTTTTCTCTGCTAACTGTAGCACCGCGTTTAGTCTGCTCCGTGTGGTGCGTGAATGCCACCCCGCGTGAGTAATCTCAATGTTGCCCGCGTCATCTCTGTAGGCAATCTCGTTGCCGTGTAAGTACAAATGACCGCCCACGCTCTCTGTGTTGTCCTTGCGGGCGTACTCACCGCGAACAAATGCTCCGACTACGTCTTTTTCTATCTGTCTCATGCTATCTCCTCCATATCTTTTTGTGCTTCTAGTTCGACAACCTCAAGGGCGCATTCTAACGCCTCTTGCTCTGTCTCTATATTGTAACAGGTGAAGCAGTGATAATCTACCCATTGCCCGCCTATTGCCGTCTGTAGATTGAATGTCGCGCCCTCGTTCCATTCAATGCGGATTTCCTCGCCCGTTGTCGGGTCTATCGTTTGCCAGTATTTCACGTTGTTTGCCTCCTATAGGCTTGGTTTAAATTGATATAATAGAGCCTACTATAATCTAATAGGCTCGATATATCAACTCTACCTATGCCACCTCCTCAAGTGTGGTTAGTTGTTTGAGTTCTGCCCTAAGCGTCGTTAGTTTGTTTACCAGTACCCTAGTATTGTCGTCTATATCATAGTTGACCCAATTAGGTAGAATGTCCGTCATTGCATTAAATACGCCTTGAGACTCTGTCTCCTTACGATGGGCTGTCTCCTCCCAGTCAGTATAAACACCGTCTAACCAATCGCTGTTTAAGGCATGATGCGCCCATATGCGAGCCTGTACAGCCTCAATATCTAACGTGTAGTACGCTTGCTTCATCTTGTTATAAATCTCTGTCTTAGTCATAGTATGTGCCCTCCGTTGGGCTGTTTGAATTAATATAATAGAGCCTACTATAGACTAATAGGCTCGATATATCAACTCCTTATATGTTGTCTATTATTGCCTGTTCGACTGGTGTTAATTTGCGCTCCTCTTGTAGCTTATTAGCAAGCGTTACTATCTCCTTTCGATTAATGACGTTACACATTGAGCGTTCAAAGTCTGTATGGCACATAGTCAAACTATCTTGCCAAGCGTCATATAATTGTTTAATTGTCCAAGCCTTTAATGTAGTCATAGTATATAGCCTCCGTTGGGCTGTGTTTGTCTGTGTATGTCGCCCATTATATAGAGGTCATTGCTGTTGTACAATGATTAATATGCATGACCTTTTGATATGTCATAACTATTATGCATTAGACCCTCAAGGGTATCCTATGGTATACACACACCCGTCCCTGTGGAAATCCTGTGGATAACTTTCGGCTGGGCTTGTATCCTGTGGAAAACCTGTGGATAACTAGGGGGCGGGGGGGCAGGCGGGGCGGTGAGATTGTTACGGTATCCTCTGGCATACAAAAAAAGCCTAAAATTGAACAAAAGATAGCCTGGAGTTTATACCTCTAAGTTGTTGTTTTCCTTAAGTATTCTTAGGCGGGGATTTAAGATGACTAATATATAAAAAAGGGTCATATTGGGGAACTAAAAAGTTGACTGCGGGTCTAAAATAAAGCTTGACTTTTAGTTTAAAGTATGCTATAATATGGATATAATAAAGACATTGTTTAGAGCCTTAAGTATACTTAAGTAGTGTTTAGTTATTTACTTTAAAGATTAATCATTAATGTTAAATACTAAAGCGTCCTAAGGATACTTAAGATAACTTAAGGAGAGTCCATTGGCTACTAAAGAAAATCCTCCAAAAAGGAGGGGCAGACCACCGAAGTCAGAGATGGTGTCAAGAAAGAAAGGTTCTACTGGTTTGTCAAGGGGTAGACCGAAGGGTGATGCCGCTATCATCAACGAGTACAAAGGTAGGATGTTGTCATCCCCTAAGTCTCGTAAAGTATTAGAATCAATATTCGATGCGGCACTTAACGATGACCATAAGAATCAAGCCGCCGCATGGAAGTTAGTCATGGATAGGATATTACCTACAGCGGTATTTGAGAATGATGTCGTTAAGGGCGCAGGGAAGTCAGCAATACAGATTAACATTACTGGAGTTGGTGGAGCAGAGACCACGGTGGTGTCAAACAATGAAGAAGCTATTGACGATGGGGAAATCATAGAATAATGGCTAAGTACTTTAATGAAGAAGAGTTTGCCTGTCAGT